GTATGTATAGCTTAATGATCCCTCAATTCCCCACCAATTAAGGCAGGGAACTAAGGGAATGTTCAATTAAGCAGCCTCAATGCCCAGTTCTTCATCACTGAATGTGAAGACTTCAGCCTTGGTAAAGGTTGCATTGTCATTCATTATGCTCACTCTCTGTGCATCAAGTGCTTTAGATTTAAGAGTGGCTTCATCCATTGGAAGGAAACTCTTTGATGAAGGGTTCCATTTGATTGAATAGGTGCCATCTTCAAGAGCTGCTACATATACATCTGTGACGCGGTCGCCATCACCAAAGTCGTGCATTATAATCATAATTTTTCTCCTTTACTATGATTGGTTAAGCGCTGGAATGAAATCCAACTAAAAGACGAATTTCCATAATCCATCTTCTTAGTATTGAAGTTAAATATGGCTATACATCAAAATCCTATAATTTTTGTAAGATTCACTTGGTCATTTTATATTTTATGTCATAAATTCTATAGTACCATATATACTGTACTATATATATTACACTATATTATATATGGGCTTATGGGCTTTATAGTAGAGCATAAGGCTTTAAGATTGGGGGGAGGTGCTAGGAGGGGGGCAAATGACTTGATCCGTATCTTTTTTTATATTAATATTCATTATCATGGTAGATGTCATAGACGCATTAACCGACCTTAGCAGTGAAGATATTGAGAAAGCTTTGAGGCAGATATCTAATATCCCTAGCAAAGGCACAATTCCTATAGAGATAGACGAAGTTATATATTATATACCACTACCAGTACAAGATTTAATTGATAATCTAGCTTTACAAATAAAAGAGCTGTCAACTTATGATGGTGTATTAGTGCCTAATTAGATATTATGAAGTATCAAAAAATAAAGGGAGTTAAGCATTACGTGTATGAACATATAAGTGATTTTTATAATGACCATCCAAATAAGACGCCTCTAAAAGATTGGCGTGAATCTAAAGAAGGTGACTGGGTTTGGAGCGACGACAGTCGTATTGTCCAAATACTCAAATCATTACCTATTAGACATCCTAATGACAGAAGAAACTACAAATATTGTAAAAATTATGTTCGCACTGTTGTTGGTTCGTTTCTATGTCTTCCTAAGACGTATATGGACACTAGTTTTTCCGAACACAAAAATAGGTACACGTTCTCAAAATCCATTAAAGATACAAGAAAACAGGTTTATAAACGGAAGATACCAACAAAAAAAGAAAAAATATTTGCGACTAATATTGCAGTTGGTCTTGGGGCGGTTAAAAGCTACATGGATGCGTTTAGTGAGAATAGTTCGTACAAAGCTCAAAAGAAAGCGGCAATCCTTTTAAGTCAGGAGAGAGTTATGAAAGAAGTAGAGAAGTCAGTAGTTGATGTAGCAAAAAAAATGGGAATTGACCATGAGTATGTGCTCGAGAAGTTCAAATGTCTAGCGGACAGTTCTCCTGAGGATCATATTGTATTGAATGCTACTAAAGAGTTAGGAAAAGCTATAGGCACAATAGGTGTTACTACTATAAAACAGAGAGAACAAGGTATCATAGGTTTGTTCAGTGGTTTTGAACCAGATCAATTAGAAGCTGCTGAGAGGCCGAAAGTATTGGAAGAAAACAATATAAAAGAAGGAGAATAATATGGTTTGCTGTCCTTATTGCGTGAGTACGTATGGTAGAAAGAAAGGTGTTAGGAGGGATCAACAGAGGTATGAGTGTTATTCATGTGGAAAATACTTTCAAAAGCCTGTTGAGTATGAAGAAAGTGAACTTCCTAAGATATTGTTGTTTGATGTAGAAACAAGTTTTTATCACTTTGTTGGGTGGGGAACTTATAAGCAATACATTCAGCATTATCAAATAACAGAACATCAATATATAATTAGCTGGGCTGCTAAATGGTTATATGATGATGATGTACAATCAGACGTTGTAACCCCAGAAGAATCTAAAAACAGAGATGACAATAGAATATTACAATCTATATGGAAGTTATTGGATGAAGCTGATATAGTTGTTGGTCATAACGGAGATAGGTTCGACTTAAGAAAACTCCGTTGGCGATTCATTTCACATGGGATGGCACCTCCAAGTCCTTTTAAGATTATTGATACTTTAAAGATTGCAAGGAGAGAATTCTTCGCACCTTCATATAAACAAGATTTCTTAACAAAATATTTCAAACTTGAAAACAAGATTCAAACTGATTTCCAATTATGGGTAGATTGCGAAGCCGGTGTTCCAGAAAAATTAGAAGAAATGGTTGAGTATAATAGGCATGATGTGATGGGACTAGAAGATTTATATCTAAAGATAAGGCCTTATATTCGTAACCATCCTAATCTTGGAGTACTGATGGAAGATGATATATGTCCTACGTGTGGAAGTAAACATTTGGAGGAAACGAACTCTGTTTATTTCACTTCTGCTAATAAGTTTCCAGTTTATAGATGTGAGAAGTGTGAAACTCCTTACATAAGAGGTAAAAGAAATATTGGTGATCACAATACACGGATGAGGAGTTTGTCATAGTAAATTCCTATCAGAGCGGCAGAGATTCAACATTAGATAGAGAATCGAAAAGGTATATAAAGAAGACGAGACAAGGTTCAGGTCGAGGAACTAAAAAGAGGTATCGGAAATATAGAGGCCAAGGAGGGAGGAAAAGATAATGTCATATGGAGGAAAATATTTAGTATTTTGGAAAAAGATGAAAGTAGATGGAACTGATGCGTTAATGAGGTCTTTTGATACAACAATAGAAGCGAAATCATATATTCAAGGTTGTGTAGATTCTGTTGTAACTTTCACTAAGGATGCGAATGAGTCCAAATTGATAAGTGAGTTTGAGATAAGAAATATAAATAATGAACATAAATAGTCAATCTATGACAGATGCTGAAAAAGCATTGAAGTTAGCTAGTAAAGACTTGATCTCGTTTGGTAAACTATTTCTTCCTGAGGACTTTAACCGTAGTGAGACTCCTTTCTTTCATTATGAGATAGCTGATATTATAGATAATAAAGAGGTTAAGCAGACGGCTATTATTATTCCAAGAGGTCACGGAAAGACAGTTTTAACTAAAGCTTCTATATTAAAAGATTTTCTATTTTGTAGTGGCGATGACTTTTTATTCTATGCTTGGGTGTCAGCTACTCAAAAGCTTTCAGTAGGAAATATGGATTATATTAAACATCACCTTGATTATAACGACAGAATAAAGTACTATTTCGGAGCGACAAGAGGATCAAAATGGACAGAAGAAGATATAGAGCTTGCAAATGGCTGTAAACTTATAAGCAAGTCTAATGTATCTGGTATTCGTGGGGGAGCGAAACTTCATAAGAGATATGACTTGATAGTATTGGATGACTTTGAACATGAAGCGAATACAATTACTAGGGAAGCGCGTGATAAAAATGCAAATCTTGTCACCGCTGTTGTTTATCCTGCTCTCGAGCCTCATACTGGTAGGCTCCGTGTTAATGGCACTCCCGTACATTATGATTCCTTTATTAACAATTTGCTTACTCAGTATGCGAAAGCTACTAAGAGCGGAAAAGAATTTGCCTGGGATGTAATTACATATAAAGCACTGCAACCAGATGGAACACCTCTTTGGGCATCATTCTTTTCTGGCGAAAAGTTAAAGGAGAAGAAAAAGTTTTACGCTGACTCTGGTCAGCCTCAGAAGTTCTATCAAGAGTATATGATGGAAGTGATGAGTGAAGAAGATGCTGTATGGACAAGAAAACATATAAGGTATTGGGAAGGGTATTATAAAAACGAAGACGATGTTAACTATATAGTTATTGATAGCGGTCTTGATACACAAGAAGTACCAGTTAATATTTTTATTGGATGCGATCCTGCTACAGATATTGATACAAAGCATGCTGACTATAGCGTTATTATGGTTATTGCTATTGATGTTAATAATAACTGCTATGTACTTGAGTATGAGAGACATAGGTCTATTCCGACTATTGGTTCAAAAGACCCGAGGGATGGGACTATCATAGGTCGTAGTGGAGTCGTTGATTATATAATTTCTTTGTACGGTAAATATAATTGTGTTTCTGC